AGAAAATAATTATGTATTATATGCATGAAGCGGTAAAAAACCACATTTGTACAATATGTAATCAATTAGAACAACAAGGTCATAAAGACCTAGCAAATATAATAAGGAGACTATAATGGCTATAACACAAGCAATGTGCACAAGTTTTAAAAAAGAATTGATGGAAGCAAAACACAATTTTTTACTTTCAGGAGGAAACACTTTTAATTTAGCACTGTACACTAGTAGTGCTACTATGAGTGCTTCTACAACTGCATATGTAACAACAAACGAAGCAACTGGTACTAATTACACTGCAAAAGGAGCTGCTTTAACAAGAATAAACCCAACCACTTCTGGTACAACTGCGTACACTGATTTTGCTGATTTAACTTTTGGTACAGCTACGGTTACAGCTAGAGGATGTATGATTTTTAATGACTCTGCATCAGGAGATCCAGCAGTTGCCGTTTTTGATTTTGGTGGGGATAAAACCTCTACAGCAGGAAGTTTTACTATAACTTTTCCTACTGCTGATGCATCAAATGCTATTATAAGAATAGCTTAATTTAGCTTATGGCACAGATTACAGGTTGGGGTAGAGGCACTTGGGGTCAACTAACCTTTGGTGAACCACTACCTGTAAGTATTACAGGCGTTACTTCAGGCACTACATCTGTTGGAAGTTTAGTAGCAACAGGAGACGCAAATGTAGCAGAAACAGGAGTTAATGCTACAGGTGCTGTAGGTACTACAACTGCTACAGGTGTTGCTTTAGTTGGAGTTACAGGCAATGCAGGAACAGGTGCTATTGGACAAGAAAGTGCTACAGGTACTGCTGAGGTAGCAGTAACTAATGTTGTTGGAACAACTGCACTAGGCACTGAAGGGTTAATAACTAATAATGTTCTTCCTATAACTTTAGGAGCAGCAACAGGATCCGTTGGAAGTGTAACAGCAGCAGCAGCAGCAACGGTTTATCCTACTAACGTTTTAGCAACAACAACATTAGGTGGGTTAACCGTTTGGGGAGAAGTAGTTCCAGGAGTAACCACTAACTGGTCAGTTGTTTCTGATTCTCAATCACCGAATTGGCAAGAAGTTGCTTAACATTTTGAAGAAAAGAATATACAATCAAGAAAGCACGGAGATAAAACATGGCAAGTACATATGTAAATGATTTAAGACTCAATGAGATGGCTACTGGTGACGGTAGTGGAACATGGGGCACAACAACCAATACAAATTTAGAATTAATCGGTGAAGCGTTAGGTTATGGAACAGAGGGTATAACCACCAACGCTGATACCCATACTTCAACTATTGCAGACGGAGCGACTGATCCAGTTAGAGCCATGTATGTTAAATATACAGGCACGCTAGATTCAGCGTGTACTATTACTATAGCTCCAAACACTATAAACAGAATGCAGTTTATAGAAAATGGAACAAGTGGGTCTCAAAACATTATTATTTCTCAAGGCTCTGGAGCTAATGTAACAATACCTCCAGGCGATACAAAAGCAGTTTATTTAGATGGAGCAGGTAGTGGAGCAGCAGTTGTTGATGCTTTTGCCAGTCTTAGTGTTGTAGATTTAAAAGTACAAGATGATTTAACTATAACTGATGATCTCACTTTTAGTTCTGACTCAGCAGTTGTAACTTTTGGTGCAGATGGAGACACTACTCTTACTCATACTGATGGAACAGGATTAACATTAAATTCAACTAATAAAATTTGTTTTAATGATGCCAGTCAGTTTATACAAGGCTCAAGTGCAACTGTCCTTAGTTTAGGTGCAACAGATGAAATTGATTTAACAGCTACAGCAGTTGATCTTAATGGAACATTAGATGTTTCAGGAACTTTAACCCAAGGTGGTGCTTCACAGTTTAATTCTACTATTACAGTAGGCGTTGATGATACTGGGTACGATGTAAAATTCTTCGGTGCTACTGCCAGTGCCTATATGCTTTGGGATGAGTCTGATGATGATTTGATTTTGGCTGGTGCTGCTAGAGTGGTTGTACCTGCCAGTGGTCTTGTTATAGGAAGCACAGCAGTTTCAAGTACTGCAGCCGAACTTAATTTACTCGATGCTTTGGACAGAGGAAGCATCCTCTATGGAAACTCTAGTGGTGCAACCGCAGTTCTAGGACAAGGTTCAGCAGATCAAGTATTAACTTCAGATGGAACTGATATAAGTTGGGCAGATGCTAGTGGTGGTGCAACAAGTATAAATGGGCTATCTGATGCTAAAACATTTGGTACTTCATCCATTATGCTTGGCGATGCTACTACAGGCACGATTGATGCAGCTAACTACAATGTTGGGTTAGGTGTAGATGTTTTTGCAGCTCTAACTACTGGTGATAGCAATATTGCAATAGGATTTAGTTCAGCAAATGATTTAACAACAGGTTCTAATAATGTATCAATAGGTGCATATGCTTTAGATGTTGCAACAACAGAAAGTGGACAAACCGCAGTAGGATACCAAGCATTAACAGCAAATGATACAAATGGAGGCAATACAGCTATTGGTTATCAAGCAGGTTCAGGAATTACATCAGGTGCTTCTAATATTTGTATTGGTTATCAAGCATACGATAAAGGGACCACTGGTTACGATACTATAGCTATCGGAAACAACTGTCTTGATAATGGTTCTGCATACACTGGCTACTATAATACTTTTGTAGGAAATGGTGCTGCTAGACTTATAACTTCAGCTATAAACAACACGGCTTTAGGAAAATCGGCTTTAGCTGCTGAAACAACAGGTTCTACTAATACTGCAGTAGGTTATGCAGCTTTAACTGCACAAGATACTGGATTTTCAAACACAGCAGTAGGTTCTAGTGCAGGAACGGCTGTTACAACAGGAGATGAAAACTGTTTCTTAGGTGACTCTGCAGGATTACAAAATACAAGTGGTTCAAGAAATGTTGCGATTGGTTATCGTGGTTTTAGAGGTAACAGCTCAGGAAGTGACTGCATTATTATTGGTTCAGATGCTTCTTATACAAACTGTACTGGTAGTAAAAATATAGCCATTGGAAACAATGCAGGATATAACTGGACTACTGCTTATAACAATACTGTTATCGGTTACAACGCTAGGACAGACGAATACAATTCATACGGTGCTGTTACTATTGGTTATAACGGAGTAGGTTATGCAAGTGAGCATGTTACTTTTGTCAATGGCTCTAACAAAACATATGTGTCTATTGGTAGTACAAGTTGGGGTGGTACATCTGACCAAAGACTAAAAGAAAATGTGCAAACATCTACAGCAGGTCTTTCTTTCATAAATGATTTAAGACCAGTTACTTTTGATTGGAAAAAGAAAAAGGACATAGACAATTCTTTAGAGGGTTATGAAGAAGATAGTGATGACAGATACATTAAAAATAATCCAACAAATAGACATGGTTTTGTAGCACAAGAAGTTAAAACAGCTTTAGACAATCACTCAGAAGTTTTATCAGGTAATGAAATATGGAGTGAAGCTAAAGATGGAACGCAAGGAATTTCAGAGGTCGCATTAATACCAATGCTTGTAAAAGCGTTACAAGAAGCCGATGATAAAATAGATGCTTTAACAACAAGAATTGAAACTTTAGAGGGATAAAATGGAAACAGTAGCAGAATGTTTAGCAGGTGCAGATTTAAGTGTTGCAGCTATAAACGATATTAATACACACGGAAACAAATCTTTACATATTGGTGGCAAAATAGACAGAGAGGGCAATCGAATTTCTTCTTCTGAGTCTCAATCTTTTATTAATGCTCATGTTAAAAGAAATGTTGACCATTTAAGTACAATATTAGCTTATACAAACCCAGATGTAGCAGGAAGTTCAGAAGATAAATCAAGCTATACAACAGCAATTACAACTGGCAATACTTATATAACAGATAATTCATAATGTCTAAAAATAAAGAAAAACCAAAAGAAATTGAACTTTCAGAAAAACAACAATACATACAGTTGCAGTTAAATGATCTTGCTAGTAAAGAAAAAAATCTTATGTTTCAATTAGATCAAATAAAAGCATCTCAACAAGTTTTTAACCAAGCCTTTATTGAGGCATCTCAAGAAGTAGCTGAAGAAGTTTTGAAAGAAGAAGCATCTTGATTGAAGTATTAGCAATATTTGTGGTTGCAGGTATTGCTGTTTGTTTAATGGGTGATGATCACCCACTTTAAAAAAGGGAGAAGAATATGTTAGATATAATATTAAAAATAATTCAGTTAGCACCTTGGGTTATTTCAGGAGCCTCATTAGTTTGTGCTTTAACACCTACACCAAAAGATGATCAAATACTTGGTAAGGTTTACAAACTAATTGATTGGTGTGCTATTAATGTTGGCAAGGCGAAACAAAAATAACCTATGACCACTTCCAAAGAAGCATTAATTAAACTAGAAGCCCATGAAAGAGAATGTGCTATTCGTTATGAATACATAGAAAAACGTTTAGAAGAAGGCTCTAATAAATTTAAAAGATTAGAAGTTATTCTGTGGGGTTTGTATGGTTTAATTGCTGCTTCTTTAGGTGTTGATAAGTTATTGTAGGAGACTCAAATGCCTTTACAAAAATTCCTTTTTAAACCTGGAATCAATAGAGAAGGAACAGCTTATTCTAACGAAGGTGGGTGGTTTGATTCTAATTTAGTTAGGTTTAGAAAAGGACTTCCTGAAAAAATAGGTGGGTGGGCAAAAGCTACACTCAATACTTTTAAAGCTACAGGACGAGCACTGCACGCATGGATTGAGTTAAGTGGGACTAAGTATCTTGGTTTAGGCACTACTTGGAAATATTACGTTATCGAAGGCGATGTTTTTAATGATGTAACGCCTATTAGAAAAACAAGTACTAATTCTATAACCTTCTCTGCTACTAACGGTTCTTCTACTATTACTGCTACTGATTCAAGTCATGGAGCAGTTGTTGGTGATTATGTAACTCTTTCTGGAGCCGTAACTCACGGTGGGTTAATTACAGCAGACGTATTAAATAAAGAATATCAAATAGCTACAGTGCCGTCAACCAACACTTACACTATTACAGCAAAAGACACTTCTGGAGATGAAGTTACTGCAAATTCAAGTGATTCTGGTAATGGAGGCTCTGGTGTTGATGGTGCTTATCAAATAAACGTAGGGATAGATGTTTATGTTCCTTCTACAGGATGGGGAGCAGGAACGTGGGGAGCAGGAACTTTTGGTAGTAATACCGCTTTAAGTTTTACCAACCAGTTGCGTTTATGGTCCCATGATAATTTTGGAGAAGATTTAATAATGAATCCTAGATTTGGTGGTATTTATTACTGGGATGAATCTTCTGGTGTAACTAACAGGGCAGTAGCTCTTTCTGATTTATCTGGAGCTAACTTAACTCCTACAAAAGCATTACAAATTTTAGTTTCTGATGTAGATCGTCACATTATTTGTTTTGGTGCAGATCCAATTTCAGGATCATCTAGAACAGGAACTTTAGACCCCATGAACATTGCTTGGAGTGATCAAGAAAATGCTGCGGAATGGGAACCTTTAGCTACAAACACAGCAGGTTCTTTTAAATTGTCTGCGGGATCAACTATTGTCGGAGCAGTAAGAGCAAAACAAGAGACTTTAATTTGGACAGACGTTTCTTTATATTCTATGACTTTTGTAGGTCAGCCGTTTACTTTTAGTATTAATTTAATTAATGAAGGAGTTGGTCTTGTAAGTCCTAATGCCATGGTAAATACTCCTAAAGGTGTGTATTGGATGGACAGAAAAGGATTTTATGCATATAACGGAGCAGTTCAAGAAATTCCTTGTAGCGTTCAAGATTATGTATTTAGTGACATAAACCAAATCCAAGCTTATCAGATTTTTGGTTTTGTTAATAAGGCTTTTGATGAAGTAGGGTGGTTTTATTGTACTGAAGACGCTACTGTAATAGATAGGTATGTTGTTTTTAACTATGAAGAAAATGTTTGGACTATAGGTTCTCTGTCTAGAACTTGTTGGTTAGATGAAGGTATTTTTAGTGATCCTAAAGCCACAACCTCATCTTCCGATGTTGGATATTTATACAACCATGAAACAGGTAATGATAATGACGGATCCCCTATGACCAATGTCTATATAGAATCAAGTGATTTTGACATTGATCCTGCAGGAGATGATTACCAATTCATTAGTAGAATTATTCCTGATATTAAGTTTACAGGAACAGGGACTACAGGAAGTGGTGGACAAACTGTAAACATTGTTTTAAAAAGAAGAAACTTTCCTGGAGAAACGTTGACCACAGCAGTTACTAGTACTTGTGACTCCGCCACAGCTAAAATTGATACTAGAGTTAGGGGCAGGCAAGCTGTATTACGAATTGAATCTGATGATGACGGAGATTCTGCGACTACAACAGGAGTTGGTTTTAGAGTGGGGGCTATGCGGTTAGACGCTAGACCTGATGGTAAAAGATGAGTAAGTTATTAGAAACAAAATTACCTGTTGCTATTGGAGAAATTTCTCCTGAAACATTTAACCGTTTAGTAAGAGTCTTAGAATTAAGTTTAAATAGGGTTGATGTTGATGCAACTTTAGCAGTAAACGAAACTCAACGTAATGAAAATAAATTTAATAATGGCGATATTATTTGGAACTTATCCACTCAGCAGTTACAGCTTTGGAATGGGTTACAATGGATAGATCTCTATACAGGAACAGAAAAAGGAGTTGAGGCGAAAGGTTCTGTTGGATCTCTTACTGTTCAGGAAGCAGCAGGTTCAGCAAAATCTACTTCAATAGAAATAGGAGCACCGAAAACAGGGTGGGGACAAGAAACTTGGTACACATAATGGATATAAATAAATTAAGAGAAGAATTAGAATTTGATGAAGGTTGTGTTTATGAAATCTATAAAGATCATTTAGGCTACCCGACTTTTGGTATTGGGCACCTTGTGCTTGAAAGCGATCCCGAACACGGAGAATCTGTTGGAACTCCTGTTTGTAAAGATCGAGTTATTGCTTGTTTTGAAAATGATGTCTTAACTGTTTTTGAAGACTTGGATAGAAACTTACCTTGGTGGAGAGAGCAATCAGATAACTTACAAAGAGTTTTAGCTAATATGTCTTTTAATTTAGGAATTACAAGGTTATTAAACTTTAAAAAATTTTTAGGAGCTTTAGAACTTAAACATTATAAAACAGCTGCTGAAGAAATGATGGATAGCCGATGGGCGACACAAGTCGGTCCAAGAGCTACTCGTTTAAGAGATCGAGTATTAGAGGGGTGATATGCGAAAAAATAATAAAGTAAAGAATAAGAAAGGTTTAAAACGGTTCTCTAAGCCCGTTAAAAAGCCTTATTCTAGAAAAGGAAGAAATACTAAGCAGAAATAAAGAAAAGTTCTTAAAACGCACTATAGACGCTTAGGAAGGAGATTACATATGTATGAATATAACTGCACAGTTACTAGGGTGGTTGATGGCGACACTATTGATGTTGTCCTTGATCTTGGTTTTTCTATTCTTCACAAGTGTCGTGTACGCCTTTATGGGATTGATACACCTGAATCAAGAACCAGAGATAAAGATGAAAAAGTCAGAGGTAAACTTGCTGCAAAATTTTTAGAAGACGCTATTACTAACGGGAAGACAATAGTTTTACAATCTAAATTAAAAGATTCTAAAGGCAAATTTGGTAGAGTTTTAGGAGATATAGTCGTAGATGGACTAAACATTAACCAAGAAATGATTTTAAACTTCCTTGCAGTAAAGTATCATGGTCAAAGTAAAAC